GACTGTCACCAGAAGAGAACCGCTACGAAATTAAATCACCTAAGGCACGTAAACCAAAGGCAAAGAAAGCTGATGTCGAAGAAAAAGGCGAGTGAAGATCAATTTAATGAGCTGCATAATTTAGTTACTACTGAGTTCCTTAAGCGCATTAAAACTGGTGAAGCAACAGCTCAAGATTTAAAAGCAGCTTGTGATTGGTTACATAAAAATGATATTAGTGGTGTTGCCTTTGAAGGTAATCCACTAGACAAACTATCTACCATTCTTCCAAAGGTAGATCCTGAACTAGTACAAAGTAGATTGTATGGTAAAAAAACAGCTATCTAAATCGGCGCAAGGTTACCGCAACAACAAAGCATCACGAGATAAACATAACCGTGATAACGGTAAAGGTGGTAAATACGAACATTCCAAAGAATACAAACGACAACATTCAAGAGCCCGTAGAGACAAAGGCATTATGGGTAAAGGCGGAAAGGATGTCGTTAAAGGTCCATCTGGAAGACTTACACGAACTGAATCCGTCAGTACAAATCGTGGAAGAGGTGGTTCACAACGTAAATGACACCACTCTTGCCAACTCCTGATCACTACTTATACAACCTAATAGCCATGACGTCCTCTGAAGCCAAGCGCCTTTGGAGGCGCAGCATAAAAGAGCACTTTGATTGCACATGTGTCTATTGCGGAGAAACTTATGAACTTAATGAACTATCTCTTGATCACGTTATCCCTCGTTGC